GAAGGGATGGTTTGAATTTAACGAGTAAGGAGGTAGGATATGTTTTTAACGATTCAAACATTATTCGATGATGCGAACATTGTATCCGCTATCATCAGACGTGTGAACCAAACGCGTAAAGATACAATCTATTGGCAGCAGTATCTTACTTTCCGTAGAGTAACTACTCGTCTGTTCAAAGACTACATCGGCTCTGTAACTGGAGTGATGGCCGGTTCTATCAACTCACGTTTCGGTGAAAAGCCCATCCGTGAACGTAAAAATATCGGTTCTGGATATGGTGAAATAGCCTATCTGGGCGATGCATATCAAATGTCTATTGACCGTCTATCTGAATTGCAAGATTTGATTGACAAGTTCAATCAAGCCAAACCGGCAGACCAAAATACAGCATTGGAAGAAATAGTAAACTTCCTGGCAGATGACTACCGTCAGATTACTCTTGCAGCTCACAAGCGTATGGATATTATTGTCGGTGCATTGTTGATGACTGGTGAAGCCACCGTTTACAATAAGGATGCTGCAATAACTTCCGGTCAGACCAACAATAAGCTGCTGGAAATTACCCTTCCATTCAATTTTGTTAAGCCTACAGCTGGAGATATAATTGTTGATGGCAAGAATATGTTCATCTCTTATTTAAGAGAGAAACTACATTCCCTAGCTCCAGACTTTGGCGCTTATGCCAAGATGATTATGACACGTACAACCTTCAACAAGAATGTACTTGGCTCTTCTGAATTTGGCGAACAGTACAAGATGATTCTCGGCACTAACGAAATGAAATTAAGTACCGGTTTGATTTCTTCTTCGTTGGCTTCTGAAGTTTTTACTGGTATCGGTCTGCCACGTATCGAAATCAAAGAGGATTACGTGAAAGACCAGACAGGAAAAAATGTGCAGATTTATGCAGACAACCGTATCACCTTGCTTAACGGTGATGAAGTAGGTTATATGCGCCATCATACCCCGTATGAAGCGACAGATCCAGTATCAGGGCGTACTTATGTTCCATCAGAGGGGCAGATGCTTATATCCAACTACCGTGACAAAAACGGTCGTTATATGGAATATACGGCAGAATGGATTCCACAAATTACCAATCCGGATTTGATCACCAATTTCGATTTGAGCGAAATTGCATCAATCCAATCAGCATAAGGAGGAGGATATGAAAGTAAAGGTTATATCTGTTTTCCGTGATAAGTTTACTGGTAAGTATTACAATCCCGGAGAGGTGATTGAAATTTCCGAAGAATCCCGTGTATTGGATGTAGAAAACCGCAAACTTGGCGAACGGGTTGAAGTGAAAGTTTCTGAAGAAAAGAAGGAGATCAAAATATCCCTCTTTGAAAAGGAATTTGAGAAAAAGATTTTGGTTGATGCTCTGAAATCTATCGGTGTTCAAGCAGCCGGAAACATGAAAGAAGAGACTCTTTTGGGTAAGGTTGCAGAGTTGGATGAAGAAACGACTTCCAAACTGAAAGAAGTGTTAGATATTAAATAAAAAGGGTAGTACTCCTACCCTTCCATTATGTAACTTATAATTCAATAAAGAAATGAAGAATTTTATTTTTGCCATATGTGGCTTTTTAACGATGTCTTTGGTCTCCTTGAGCGTACAGGCATCAAGCGTCGAATCTTTCGAGTGTGAATACGTAGCCCCATCGGTTGATGTTGGTTTGTCACCTATTCAGTTTTTCACCTTAGAAGCAGCTCCGACTGATTGCGTTGTATTGTCAGTTCCACAATCAATCTTTATGATTACAGATAGTCCGGCGATGCAACCAGCGACTATTACGGCAATGCAAGGAAAACAAATTTCAGTTCCTAAGTGTCCGTTCCGATATATCTACAAATCGAAGTATTGTACGCATTATAGCTACACTGCATACAGCAGACTGATTATACCATAATCAAAATGACAGTGAATGACTACATACAGCAAAGATTTCAGTCTTTCAGTATTCACTTATCAGAAACTGATCTTTTGGATATGTGTCTGAACGCGAAGATTAGCGGAGAGGATGAAATGAATAAGGAATCCTACAATATCGTTTCTGTGGCAATTGCGAAGTTCATCCCCTCTCTCCTACTCCGTGCCACTTCAATCAGCGAAAACGGCTTCTCTATGTCTTGGAACATTCAGGGTATTAAGGACTACTATTCATTTCTGTGTAAACAGTACGGATTGAAAGACGAATTAAGTAACAAGCCTAAATGTACTTTCTTATGATATTTGCTCCACATATATTGCAGATAAAGGTTATCACCCCGATGGATAAGGATGAGTTCGGCAGACCCATTCCTGGAACAGGCGGTGAAAGCTGGCAGGATGTATGTAGGTGTCGCTGTGACGATAACACTACCAAAGAGTTTAAGTCAGAAAACGGCTCTGTGTATCGCCCGAATTACCATGTAGTGTGTGAGAAGAGAATCACTGTTAAGGCTGGTGTCGAAGTGCGCTGTATGGACAGTGAGAACGTGAGAGGTCAAGGTGAGGTTTACACGGTTAAGAGTACAAACCACTTTAACTATTCGGAACTATGGATGTAGATTTCGATTTTTCCGATGTCGACTCCTTTTTCAATGAAGGAGAATGGGAAGTCGAAAAGAAGATGATTGATGTGGGTGATGAAGCTGTGAAACATGCAGAGGAACACGGCAATTATAAAGACCATACATTGACTCTAAGAACGTCCAATGATTACGATGTTGATAAAGACGGTCTGACACTGAAAAATGAAGCGGAATACGCTTCATTCGTGGAATCTAAAGGATTTGATGTTTTGAGTAGTGCCGCTTTATACGCGGAGAAACGATTAAAAGAAGAATTTGAACGATGATAGTGACTACCGACATAGCAAATATTCTTTACCGAGATTGCAAGTCTTTCGAAATCGACATTGTTCCCAGCGGTGAAACGCTGATGGATGAATTGAAGTCAGAAAGAATTGTCATCCACACCAAGAAACAACAACCGGGGAAGTATTGGAAGAAATCTTTCGCGGAAGTGAATCTTTGTGTACCTGATTTAAGCGAGAATGAAGCGAATACTATCCGTTTGAATGAACTCGAAAGAGAGACCAACAAACTGTTTAATGGTGTGGTAAGCTCCTATAATGGTACAACCTATCGTTATTCAATTGAATCTATCAGTATAGAAGCGGATACAGCTTTAAAGTGTCATTATGTGAATGTGAGAATTTTATTTGAAGTATTAAATGTAAAACTATAAAATTATGATTTCAGCAGTAGGAATTAAAAGAATCTTGTTTGCCGACATTGATAAGGTAACGGCAGATATTACCCCCGAAATCGCAAAGACTTTGATTCAATCCGCTATTAAGGCGAAAGATGAGGTTTTGAACGTGCATGGGGAAACTTGGCAGATTGAAGAAACGGAAGCATCTGTCACTGGACATAAAAATCAGTTAACAGGAAAAAATTACCGTTACGATGATGTGCCGGGAGAAGTCTCCCCTTCTTTCTCTATCGGACAGTATGACTGGAAGACAAAGAAAGCGTTCATGGGTGGCGATGTTATTCAGGCAACATCTGAAGATGTCGGATGGAAGCGTGCCTTGGACAAAGTTATCGTCAACAAAGCATTGTTTTGTCTGACTGATGATGATGTATGGTTTATTTTCCCGAAATGCCGTATCATTTCCCGTGAAGCTAATACGGACAAAGCAATTGCCATTGCAGTACGCGGAATGGTTCAGGAACCGGGAATCGAAGGAGTTTCTTCTGAATACAATTACGAAGAAGAAGCTATCAAAGCCTTGATACCAGTGGCGTAACATTTTAAGGTAAAACGATTGTAAACAGCAAGGGTGAGGTGGTGGTATTCGCTTCACCCTTGTTTCAATTTAGAATAATGAATCAAGCAGCAAAAATAGTTTCTGATGCCCTTTTAGGGCTGGATTTTAAGAATGTCGAAATAGGTGGAGTTGTTTATACAATCAAGCCGCCCACAATCAAAGTTATTTGTAGTGCTATTCATCATTTTTCCAATATTGGGATGACAGGTGACAACATCATGGAAGCTATCAAGAAACTTCCCGGAGCCACAGATGATATGCTGAAAGGTATCTCCTGTTTTATTTGTGGTAATGAGAATATGGCTAAGGCTTTGGAAAACGGAACCTTTGATGAAATCAAAGAAGTTTTGGAAATATGTTTCTCTATGATGGATATATCGGCTTTTCAGTGTGTCAGCTTGATGAAGAACGTGTCGATGCTGGCAGCAAGACCGAAACAGTAGGAAACGCAACGTTCTTCGGGCAAATAGCCCATTTGGTTGACACTCTCCATTTAAGCTATACGGAAGTGTTTGAAGTCATTCCATATAGAAACCTTTTAATGATGCAACGAGATAAACTCCATGCAATTTATGGCGGTCAAAAAGTAAAAAAAATCAGTGGTAAAGAATTAGCGAATCGTAGAAAAAAGAAATAAGTATGGCAAAGTTATATTTCAAAGTCGCAAGTGATTGGGAAGAAGTCGTAAGACTCCGTAGTGAAATAGCTAAATTAAAGCAGGAGTTGAAAAATGTGGATGGAACACAATCCCCTGCTACCTTCAAAACTCTAAATACCCAACTTGCTGTATCCAATCAAAAGTTGGATGAACTGGTGACTAATGCTGCTAAAGCCGGAGCTGAAATGGAAATGGGATTTAAAAAGAAAATTTTTGATGCCTCTCAATCTGTTAACGGATTCACAGAAAAGATTATTACTCAAAAGACAGTAGTTAAAGATATTGAAGCTGATGTAAAGCGTCTAGGAGAATCATATCGCATAGCACTAAAGCGTAACCCTCTATCTGCAACTGGTAAGCTGGAAGAATACAATGCTGCTCGCAAAGCCTTAGATGAAGAAAAGGCAGCTTTGTTCGGACTTACCCAGCAACAAGCTGAAGCTCGTCTTTCTGTGAAAAAGCTCCGTGACGAATACGCCCTTTACAACGATAATGCCAAAGAGGTTGTAGAAAAAAACAATGGCATTGCAATTTCTTGGAAGAAAGCATTGGCGGTTATTGGTGGTGCTGGAGTATTAAAGGCATTAGGTTCTGAAATAATTCGTGTTCGTGGCGAATTTCAATCCATGCAGACCGCTATTGAGACTATGGTTGGAAAGGATATGGCAGGGCAACTGATTCCGCAAATCAAGGAGCTGGCTAAGATTTCTCCACTTACTATGTCAGATATGGTTGGAGCAGAAAAGATGATGCTTGGATTTAACATACAAGCAGAAGACACTATCAAATACTTGAAAGCCATTAGTGATATTTCTATGGGGGAATCCAGTAAGTTCAATTCGCTAACTTTGGCATTTTCACAGATGTCAGCAGCGGGTAAACTTATGGGGCAGGATTTGAATCAAATGATAAACGCTGGATTCAACCCGTTACAGATTATCTCCGAAAAGACTGGAAAATCTATCGCAACTTTGAAAGATGAAATGTCCAAAGGTGCTGTTTCCGCTGAAATGGTTCAACAGGCATTCATTGATGCAACTTCCGCAGGTGGTAAGTTCTATAATATGTCTGAGAATGCTTCAAAGACTATCAATGGTCAGTTGTCTATGATGCAGGATGCTTTGGATTCCGTGTTTAACGAATTGGGAACAAAGTCGGAAAGTGTTATCATGGACGGTATTCAAATGACAACTTCGTTGATTCAGAATTATGAAACAGTAGGTAAGGTCTTGGCTGGATTAGTGGTTACTTATGGTACATACCGGACCGCAGTGATGCTTGTTACTGCTGCCGAAAGTAAACATACTCTTGTGGAGATTGGACTTACCAATGCCCGTTTATTGGCACGAAAAGCGCAGTTAGCTTTAAACGCTGCAATGCTTACCAATCCTTATGTGTTGTTGGCTACTGCTGTAGTAGGACTTGGAGTTGCAATGTTGGCTTTCCGCGATTCGGCAACAGAAGCAGAAAAGGCACAGAGAAGGTTTAATGAACAGCAAGAAGAAGCTAAAAAGCAAGAAGAAGAACACAAACAGAAGATTGATTCCCTCGTACAAAGTTCTCGTGATATAGCGTTGTCGGATTTACAAAGAGGTCGAAGTTTAGCGGAGTTAAGAAAAGAATACCCTAAGATATTCGCTCAATATGACATCGAAACCATTAAGTTGGCTGATATACTTAAACTAAAGCAACAGATAACGGAAGAAGATGCGAAACGTGCCGGAGAAAAGCAAACCAAGGAACTTTCTAACATTGAATCTGAAATCAAATATTACGAGAATCTGCTGAAAACTCTTTCCGGTCAGCAAGGCGTTGATGGATATGTGAAGAAACTAAAAGAATTGCGTGCTATGCGTGATGTCATGCTGCAAGAAAAAGGCAAAGGCATCTCCGAACAGTTCATTTCCAATCTTAAAGATGTTAATACTAATGAGTTTGACCGCTACATCTCTGAGTTGGAGAAGCGTATCAGAGGAAAGGGGGAAAATGGAACTGTGAAACTTCGTTTGCCTATTGATATTAAGGGTACTTTGTCTGATGAAGCAATCTATAATGTGAAAGACATAAAAACACTTATAGATACAGCAAAATCAGTCAAGCAAACCCGAATTGATTCAGAGAAGAATAAAACCACTTACAAACAAGATTATGAGAAAGCGAAGAAAGACTGGGAGGATGCCAAAAAGAAACTATCTGAAATAGAAAAGGACAAATCTAAATTTACTTCAAAGCAATACGAAGAAGCTAAAAAGCAAAAAGAAACTACCGAAAAAGCATACAAAGATTTAGGAGGTATCACTGGCAATGCTTTATCTAAACAAGAAAAAGCTATTGAAAAGCAAAAAAAAGACCAACAAAAATCAGCCGAAGAGCTTCTGTCTCTCCGTCGCCAAAATCAACAGGCGGAAATAGATCTTATGAAGGAAGGCACAGAGAAAAAGCTAAAACAGATTGACCTTGACTATCAAAAAGAACTTGACGCCATCAAGAAACAAGAAAAAGATTTGAGTGAAAGACAGGGTGGAAAGTTGACTTCGGAGCAGTCTATTGAAATTTCCGCTCGTTATACCAATGCTGAAAATAAAAGAGAGAAAGATATAGCCGATGTAAGTAAGGAATTAAATTCCATACTAGATAAATATCGTGATTATTCAGCTCAACGCATAGCTATAGAGAAGCAGTATCAAGACGATGAAAAGAAACTTAGGGACGGATTAGCAAAAGCTAAAAGCGATTCTGAAAAGAAACAATATGAAGATGCCCTAAAAGAACTAGAAAAACAGCGTAAGAAAACTATAGATTCTATTTCAAAAAGCGAAATCGAAGATTCTGGCGTTTGGAAAATGTTAATGGGAGATGTTGATGCATTACCTACAGATATGCTTGAACAATTATTATCTGATGCTGAACAACTTGTCAAGACTACAAACTTGTCGGCTACAGATATGAAAGCTATGATGGATACCATAAATAATGCTCGCCAAAACCTTATAGCTCGCAACCCTTTCAAGACATTGAAAGAAGAATATGAAAAGTATCAGAAAGCAATAAAGAAAGGGGATAAACAGGGAGCCTTTACTTCATGGAGTAATGTGGAACAAGCTAGCGAATCTATAAAGAGTAATATTTCAACATTAGGGTCCTCTCTATCTTCTCTTGGAACTACTTTTTCCGATGAACTGGGAGAAGGCATCCAAAAAGCGGTAGATATTATAAATGACGGCATCACAGCATTTGAAGTATTCGGCAAAACTGGTGAAAAGTCTGCCGGTGACACAGTGAAAGGCATTAGCGGAATTGTTGGGATCATAACTACATTAGTGGGTACTGTAATGAATGCCTTTGATTCTACAAAAGCAGAACAAGAAAGAAATATTGAATATCAACGTAGACAGGAAGGATATTGGGATTCTATAAATTATCAAGTAGAACGTTATCTGGAGTTGCTCAAAGAAGCCGCAGGAAATGATTATTTTGCAACAGCTACCCAATCATTAACAACACTTGAAAAAGCCAGAGAGAAGGCATACAGGGACATAGTTAAATCTATGCCTGTTGGTGATGTTGATGCTGTAACATTTGGGCTTGCTCAACTTTTTAAAAGTGGTAAGTTTGCTGGCAAAATGACTGAATATGCCTTCGGAGGTCCGCAAGCTAAAGAAATATTTGATTTCATACAAGCTAATGGAGGATATGATCTACAAAACAAACTCATATCAGAGGAAGCGATTTGGGCGATGAAAAGCAATGCCGACATCTGGTCTAAGTTACCGGAATGGATGCAACAAGCTATTGACAAATTTGTAGAGCTCAACGACCAGACTAAGGAGCTAGAAGAGACTTTAAATGAGGATTTATTTCAAACGACTTCACAAGGTCTCGAAGAAGCAATACTGGAAGGATTAAAAGGAGGAAAAAGAGGAATCGCAGATTTTGGAGAAGATTTTGAAGAGATAATGCGCAACGCCTTATTACAATCGTTCGTTATAGACCAACTAAGAGGTAAAGCACAAGAGTTTTATAAAAAATATACCCTTTTGGCTGATAGTGACGAAAACGGAAAACTTGATTTAACAGCAGAAGAGATAAGCGATCTTAGAAAAGATTGGAATGATATTATAAAAGCTGCTACAGAAGAAGCAAAGAATATTGATGCCATTGTTGGTGGTTCTTCCTCTTCATCCCAAGAAGCTTCAAAGAAAGGCTTTGCCACTGCGTCACAGGATTCAATCGACGAGCTTAACGGGCGTTTCACCGCCTTGCAAATAGCCGGAGAAGAAATTAAGAATCAAAGTATAACTCAATCCCAATCATTAAATATTCTAACGATGAAAGCGGATACACTTATTTCCATAAATACGGAAACGAGAAATATAGCCGATGACACACGTGATTTGATAGCAAGTTCATATCTCGAACTTGTTCAAATCTCCGAAAATACCGGAGCAATAATAAAACCCATCCAGCAAATGCAGAAGGATATGGCGGAAGTTAAAAACAATACCAAAGGATTATCAACAAAATAAATGGTTATGGCATATTTATTAATAAATGGTAGAGATGCTTACAAGACTTGGGGTGTAAGAATGGGAGATAAATTCCTTGATGTGCTTGGTGCATCATTACCTATGAAAGAATTTATTGAAAATAAATCCCGATTAGAACATGGAAAACGTGTAATAATTAATAATCCCAAAATTGATGAACGGGAAATAACGCTCTCTTTTACCATAGAAGGCAATTCTAAATCTGATTATCAAGCAAAAAAAAGGGCTTTTTTTGAAGAATTATACAAAGGTGTGATTGATATTCAGATTCCAGCTAACAGCAGTGACATTTATCACTTGATTTATTTAGGTAAAAGTATCACCTATGCGCAGAGTTTAGACAGAACTTTTGGTAAATGCTCAATGAAGTTTTGTGAACCAAACCCGAGTTTAAGGACCTAATTTACGACATTGATTTCATTGTCGTATATGCGAGTGCCCAAAATTGGGTACTCTTTCTTTTATCTCCGAACTTTGGTGTGTTATGGAATCAGTAGACATCAAAGACATATCCGGCAACATTCGCTTTTCGACTCCTATCAATGAGGGTTCGAAAAGACACTTCCTTTTGATGCAGGAAGATTATATCACTTTGCTATTTAGCCTTTTCAATCCGGTTTATTTCAAACTAGGTGACTACGTAGACAATGAGTTGGGAATATTCGAGCTTGTAGACCTGTATAAGCCTACCTACAATACAACGACAGGTGCATACGACTACGAACTCCGCCTTGATGCTTATTACTGGAAATGGAAGAACAAGAAGTTTTTCTATACACCGGAAACCACCGGACGTGAAGCCTCGTGGAATCTTACTGCTACCCTTGACACGCATTTGAAAGTCTTTCTTGATAACCTGAAAGCACTCGGTTACAAGTTCAGAGAAGAAGAATTTATATACGAGATTGACAGTACAGTAAAAAACACTTCCAAGCTAGTTTCCTACGATAACGTGAATCTGATCGACGCTCTCACACAGATGGCGGAGACATGGGAGTGTGAATGGTGGATAACAGAGCACGTTATTCATTTCGGACGTTGTGAATACAGTTCCCCAGTTGATTTCAAAGCCGGTGACTTGACAGACACAGAAAATGTGAATGTCAACAGCATGACACGCAGCGACAGCCAGACCACTTATGCGCCCCGTATCTACGCTTTCGGCTCCACCCGCAACATTCCTTCCAGCTACCGGAAGGAATTGATATTCGACGTAAAAGAGGTTAATGGACGTAATATATCCGATACGTCAAGACCGCTCAAAATAAACTACTTTCCGTCACGAGTTACGTATAAGGAAGACTATACCGCTAGTAGCAACGAAGGCAGCGGTTCTTTTACTCCCTCTTATACAGAATGGACGCTTGATAAGACTTTAGCTTCATCAGCCAAGGGTGGTTCTTATAAAGTTGTTTCGGGAGGAATTTCAATCAATATATCAACAGCCGTTCCGCAAATAGGGAACCGTGCTTTTCTACCGGCAGGAGATTATATATTGAAGGCGTCATATATCTATAATGTTTCCGGGGAATCAAAAGAGGTGATTATTGGTAATCAGACCGTTTCATTAGCCCAAAATCAACAATATGAGATTGTGTCTAAAATACAGGTTCCCGACACGTTGGTTATCGACAAAAACAGTTCTGATTTAAAAGTAAGGGTATACGTTCACGTACCAGCTCCAGCTTCTTCCGAGCTGTTATCGACTTTTCAGGCGTATGTAACATACGATATTAACGTGTATGGCGGTTCTTCTGCAACGACTTCCGTAACATTCCTTTCCGGTGCAAATGCCGGACAGACTTTTGCTGCTGTTTACAATCCCGACCTTTTAACCGGTGACGCAGCAAACATTATCCAGTTACCGGAAGGTGTAACCGCCTCTTTAGGTAATCGGTACACCATTAACAACATCATAAGCGGTAAAGTCCCCGATAACTACTTCAGTAAGGATGACAAGGAAATGACCCTTAACGGAGTTGTTCAGAAACGTCTTATGCTCCCGGAGGGTATTTCTTATGTAGATGCTTATAAATACAGCCCGACCGGTGAACGTATCAATATCGGAGATGAACGCTATAATGATCCGGATAACGTGGAAATGCCAGAAGAGGAAGCAATCGAAGAGATCGTTATATTTGAGGATGAATATCCCCAATACAAGGGCACAATATCCAGTGTCAGCCACGATGACAAGGTAGACGATAACGATAAGGAATATCGGATCTATAATTTCAAAGATACGGGACTGAAGAACTTTACAGAAGATTTTAGGCTGGATGGTGAGGAACTTCACATGATATTCCAAACTGGCAAGCTTGCCGGGATGGACTTTGCTATCAATATTGTAGAAAGCGATAACACCGGAACAACCTTCGAAATTGTCCGCAATGAGGATTACGGTCGCTTTCTTCCGGATGATGTTCTTTATCCGCAAACCGCACACATGGAGGACGGTGAAGAAGTCCCCGCAGACACATATATCCTTTACGGCTTTGATACCGCATACATCTCCGAACAGATGTTGCCGGACGCAGAGCAGAATCTACTCAAAAAGGCAAAGGAATACGTAAAGAAATCCATGATTGACCCGTCCACCTACGATTGTGAGATGGATGCTGATTTCATCTACAATAAGGGTAATATCCGTACATACGAAGTCGGGGCTAAGATCAATCTGATAAATAAGGCATTTTTCCCGGGAGGCAGACAATCAAGAATAATCGGTTTCGAGTGGCCGCTGGATATTCCTTACGATCATCCGATTTATACAGTCGGTGAAACTGCCTCATATTCTCGTATCGGAGAGATAGAGAGCAAGCTTGATTCCCTTACTTACAAGGGACAAACCTATTCCGGCTCTGCTGTCGGAGGTGGTGGAATCAGTGTATATGTTATTGGGGTTAATGACAAGACAATCCCGTCTGACAGAAACGTATTCTCTGCAAAAAGAGTGCTTCAGGAGATTATAGCTTATGCTATAAGTAAGACGAAAGATGATACAGCACTAGGGCTTATTTCATTCCTGAACGGCATTAACGTTACCAAAGGTATTGTAACGGACACGATAACTGCAACAGAATTGAGCAGCAATATTGTAAAGGTGCTTGATAAGCTTACAGCCAATAATGCCGCCTTCTCCGGCAATATATCTTCTGTTGATTATGCTGAAAAGTTACTTGGCTGGCTGATAACCCCAGCCGGTGATATAGATGCGAAGTCGTTGCGCCTACGTGATTTCCTTGAAGTGCCGGAATTGCGATATAACCGGGTATCAGTTATCACGGGTGAGGAATGGAACGCACCCGGAGGCGGTATAATCGAATCAGTGGACGAAGAGAACAGCATCGTTTACCTGAAGCTTGAACCGGGCGAGGTTACAGCAGTTGAAGTGGATGATATTTGCAAGGCTAACTTTAACAATGACACAGGCTTTCAGACAACCTATTTCCGGATCACCGAAAAGCTGGATAATGGTTCTTTTAAATACGTTCTCCGCAGCGGATATACTTACCATCCTCAAAAGGCTATGCACTTTGTTTGCTACGGTAACTTCACCAATGCGGAACGCCAGAAGTCCAGCTATTCCACGCAGAATTATATCCGTTTCCTTAAGGGTGTAAACAACTGGGAGATCACAAAGGATATGATTGCCATGCAGTTGGGAGACCTGTCTAACCTGAAACTGTTTGGAATGGATATGACCGGACATAGTGCATATCTTAACAGAATCTACATGACCGGTACGATCAAGCAGATTTCAAATGACGGTGTGACGGAAGTACCGGTTCCGGTTTTTAAGGGTGAATGGAAATCCGGAACGTATTGGTATTATGACGAAGTAACCCACAACGGAAGCACATGGATTTGCATTGAATCTACGACTACGCAGGAGCCATCAGATTCTTCTACTGATTGGTTGAAGGTTATTTCTAAAGGGGAAGATGGGCAAGATGGACAGGATGGAAAAGACGGTAAAGGCGTACAGAGCGTTGATGTCCTTTATTACCTATCCAGTTCTTCAACCTCCCTTTCCGGTGGTTCATGGTCTACAAACTCACCAACTTGGGTAGATGGGAAATACATTTGGAGCAAAACCAAAGTGGTATATACAGACGGTTCATCTATTGAAACCAATCCCGCTTGTATCACCGGAGGTAAAGGTAATACAGGGGATGATGGTAGGGGAATATCAAGCATTGTCGAAGAGTATTATCTGTCTACTTCTTCTAATTCTTTGGTTGGTGGTTCATGGAGCACAACGCCTCCGACATGGGAAAATGGGAAATATATTTGGACTAGATCAGTAATAACATATACAGACAGCACATCAACAACCACTAACCCTATCTGCTCTACCGGTTCCACGGGTGAAACTGGGATCGGAGTCAAGAGTGTTGCCGAACAATATTACCTGTCTACATCATACAGCACGCCTACCGGTGGATCGTGGCAGACTTCTGTTCCGGCATGGCAGGATGGCAAATACATCTGGACACGTGTAGTTATCACCTACACTAACAATACATATACAGAGACAGATCCGGTATGTGTAACAGGTGGAAAGGGACCAAGCGGAAACGATGGCGTAGGGATAAGTGCCGTTGATGTTTTGTTTTACCTGTCAACCTCTTCTTCATCATTGGAAGGCGGAGCGTGGTCTACAACGTCTCCCAAATGGGAGGATGGTAAGTACCTATGGACTAAAACAAAGGTAACTTATACGAATGGTTCGACATGGGAAAGCGATCCGGCTTGCATCACTGGAAGCCAAGGAAAAACAGGGTTACCCGGTGCAATGCTCCGTCCCCGTGGAGTATGGAAAGCCAATACCGAGTATTATAACAATGAGACATTCATAGATACAGTAATCTATGACGGTCAGAACAAGTTATGTAAGATCACGCATACGTCTACAACTTCTTTTGACTCAACAAAGTGGGAAGAGTTCAGCGAGTTCGAGAACATAGCAACAAACGTCCTTCTTGCGCAGAATGCGACGATTGATGTTCTCGGTTCTTCCGGAATATTTGTTGGAAACTTAGATAAAACGAAGGGCTGGATAATGACTGAAGGCTCTATTAAGCATAATGTTACAGGTGTCGAGCTAACATCTGACGGTAAAATATCTCTTCCAGAAACCGGTGGAATAAACGTAGGCGGAAAGACTTTCATAGAAGCCGGCAAGATAAAGACGGAGTTTATTGATGTTGATAATTTGACCGTAA